TTTAAACCCTCACAACATATACACTATTCAAAAAGTGATTTAGACTATACACTAGATGTAAATCGAGTATTCGATAACCTATACAACGAGGAAGAGGAAGATGGCTAAAAAGTTTCCTGATTTAACTGGTGACGGTAAAGTTACACAAGCGGACATTTTAAAAGGACGTGGTGTCAAACTAAAAACAGGCGGTCAAGCCAAAAGAAAATTTGGTGACGGAGGAGGAACTCTTAGTTCTCAAAAATTAGAGAGCCAGGTCAGAAAAGATTATGGGACAAGACAAACTAAAACCCTTAGAGAAGAAGACAAAAAAAGGGCTAATATTTCTAAAAAGTATAAAGATAGAGGCACTTCTGGGAGACAGCAAGAATTAAAAGAAACCAAAGCTGTAATTAAAGATTCAAGAAAAAAACAAATGAGAGAATTTTCAGATCTTGATAAAGATCTTGATCTAATTAAAGCTTATGGTCGTGATGCTCCAAAGGATAGAGGTTTTAACACAAGACGATATGCAAACGGTGGAGCAGCTATCGTTAAGACCAATCAGAAACCACACATGAGTTAAGCTATGGCAACTTCAGGATCAAGAGACTTCGAACTCGATGTAGCTGACATTATCGAAGAAGCATATGAAAGATGCGGACTAGAGGTTCGTACAGGCTACGATGCAAAGACGGCTCGTCGGTCTCTTAATCTGATGTTTGCAGAATGGGCTAACAGAGGTTTGAATCTCTGGACAATAAAGCAAGCAACGCTCACGCTTACCAAGGGTCAGGCCCAAGAGACATTAACACCTGATGTAGTAGATCTCCTTGAGGTGGTATTACGACGTGACGGTACAGACTTTGAACTAAGCAGGGTTAGTAGGGGTGAGTATTTAACAATACCTAATAAAACTTCAGAGGCTCGTCCAAGTCAGTATTACTTTGAAAGAAAGATAAACCCGGTTATTAATATCTGGGCTACCCCGGAAAACTCAACAGATCAGATAGTTTATTATTATGTGCAACGAATCGAGGATGCTGATACTCTTACTAATACTACTGATATGCCTTTTCGTTTCTATCCTTGCATGGTGGCTGGATTAGCATATTACTTATCTATGAAACGTGCACCAGAGCGTATTCAGTTGTTGAAGTCTGTCTATGAAGAAGAGTTTCAACGTGCCTCTGACGAAGACGAAGATAGAACACCTCTCAAACTACAACCTAGTATACAATACTTGAGGGTATAATGGCATTTGCGTCTGGCAAAAAAGCTTACGGTATATCAGATCGATCTGGTTTTCGGTATCGACTCAAGGATATGCGTAAAGAATGGAACGGATTACTTGTAGGTAAAGACGAGTTTGAAGCAAAACATCCACAGCTTAGATCCCCTCGTGTGGGTGCAGATCCACAAGCACTGAGAGATCCACGTCCAGAAACTGGATTAGGTAGTCAAAGAGCAGTTCAGTATGGATTTAGTCCTGTAGGTTTTAAAACAATACCAGGATTGATTGAAGAAAATGATTTAGTTGCTACGGGGCAAGTTGGTACGGTTACTCTCTTTTTTCCTAAAACTTTAGGATCAGAGGCTACTGGTGAAGTGGGGGATGTAACAGTTATTGTTCCTGCCTCTGCAACGGTTGCTATATCTGGTTTTATTTCTTTATCTGGTTCTGTGGGGTCTGAAACTGTTGTAACAGAAGGCTCTGTTACTGTTCCAGTCACAGGTTCTAGCAGCGCAGTTTCTGCTGGTACAGTCACCGTTTTTATAGCAAATGTCATTGCCGTCGTTACAGGCTCTGCTGGTACTACTTCTGTTGGATCTGTAACTACTACAACAAATGTAACAAATTATGCTGTCACTGTTGCTACAGGCACAAACGCTTATGGAACAGGTAATAAGTTCTATATTGATGGTGCTGTATCTCCAACGCTTACATTAAACGAAGGTGAAACATATTGGTTTGATCAGAGCGACTCCACCAATAGCACACATCCTTTACGATTTAGCACAACTGCAAATGGTACGCACGGAGGTGGCACAGAGTACACCACGGGTGTAACTACAACGGGAACTCCAGGTAGCGCGGGAGCGTATACAAAGATAACAGTAGCATCAGGTGCTCCAACATTGTATTATTATTGTACCAACCATTCAGGTATGGGAGGCCAAGCGAACACACCATGAGTTTTACATACGACGAATTAAAGCAAGCAGTTCAGGACTATACAGAAAATTCTGAAACAATTTTTGTTAATAATCTTCCCATTTTTATAAGGGCAGCAGAAGAGCGTATTCTAAAAAACGTTCAACTAAATCTTTTCATGCGTAATCAACAAGGCGTTATGACTTCAGGAAATAAATTCTTGGGTGCACCTAGTGATTTTTTAGCTCCTTTTTCTTTAACTTTAACGTCTAACGGTGAAAGAGAGTTTCTTGAATTTAAAAATTTATCTTACATTGAGTCGTTTCATCCCAATCCAACAGAAACAGGAAAACCAAGATATTATGCTCAATTCGATGTAGGTAACTTTATATTAGCTCCTACACCTAATGCTGATTATGAAGTAGAAGTTCAATACCTTTTTAGACCTGCTAGTTTAACCTCTGGTGCTGGCACAGGCACAACATGGTTGAGTGAAAACGCAGAGTTGGCTGTTTTATATGGATCACTTGTCGAAGCTTATATATTTATGAAAGGTGAACCTGATATAATGGCTTTATATAATCAGAGATTTAATGAAGCAATTGTTGGATTAAAGATGTTAGGGGAAGCAAAGGAAACCACGCAAGAGTATCGTGTTGGTAAAGTAGTGAGGCCGAAACAATAATGTTTAAATTAAATTTTGATATTTCAGACGATCCAATCGTTAATGTACAAACAACACAGAATCGAGGGTTTACCCCCGACGAGGTTGCAGAACGCTGTGTAGAAAAACTGATTAGTGTATCTGATGATGCACACCCTGCTATAAGGGATCAGGCTAAAGCGTTTCAAAAACACATGGAAAAAGTGGTTGCATTTTATATGCGAGAAGCTATTCGCAGTGACCGCACAACCGTGTATAATGCCCTTATAGATGCAGGGCATCCAAAACTGGCTGACGCAATAAGGAGATTATGACATGGCGATCACGCAAGCAATGTGCACCTCTTTCAAGCAAGAACTTCTTGAAGCAGGTCACAACTTTAAAAACTCAGGAGGGCATACTTTTAAACTTGCCCTATACACTTCATCCGCAACATTAGGTGCGAGTACCACTGATTATGCTACAGGCGACGAAGTAAGTGGCACAGGTTACTCTGCTGGTGGTAGTGCGTTAACACGAGTAGATCCTACCACTAGTGGCACGACAGCTTTTACTGACTTTGCTGATTTGACGTTTTCAACGGCGACAATAACTGCAAACGGTGCATTGATATATAACACCACAACTGGTGGCGGATCAGGCACAACAGATGCTGTTATTGTGTTGGCGTTTGGTGGCGACAAAACATCAACTGCTGGTGACTTTACTATTCAGTTTCCAACAGCAGACGCGAGTAACGCTATTATTCGTATCGCCTAAACAGGCGTAGTGCTATGGTAGCAATTTCGGGTTGGGCGAGAGGCACATGGTCCCAAGGGGCTTGGGGCGAATCCCTTCCTGTTATTGTTACAGGAGTGGCAGGGACAGGTGCGGTTGGATCTGTTTCTATTGTTGCGGAAGCCAGTATACCAGAAACAGGGTTGGCGGCTACAGGTGGCGTTGGCTCTGTTACTGTTTTAGCGGCGGCTGATGTCGGTGTTACTGGCTCTACAAGCACAGGTTCGATTGACTCTGTTACTGTTACAGGCACTGCAACTATATCTCCAACAGGTTCTGTTGGTACGGGTGCAGTCAATTCTGTAACGGCGCAAGGTAGCGTTGACGTACCAGAAACAGGGTTAGAGGCTACAGCGTCGGTAGGCACGGCTGTAGCGGCGGCTGGTGCTGACGTTAGTATTACAGGTCTTGCTGCTACTGGTGGATTAGATTCAGTCACGGTTACAGGTACAGGTAACGTACCTGAAACAGGTCTTGCTGCTACTGGCGGCGTTGGCAGTCTCACGGTTGTGGGTATTGGTAATGTTGTTACGACAGGCGAAGCAAGCACTGGAGCAGTAGGCACGGTTACTCCGAAAGCGGATGCGGATGTTTCTGTTGTTGTCCCACGTTTACCTCCCGTAGGTATTGGGGAAGGACAAGTCGGCACCGTTATTGCTGGTATTTCTGTAGAGTCTGTAACAACGGGATTGGCAAGTGCGACAAATGTTGGTAATGTAACGATAGAAGCAAACGCAGATGCTATCGTAACTGGCGTTGAGTCAACAGGAGATGCAGGTAATGTTAGAGTATTTGATCAAGTTATTCCCGATCAAAACCCAAGTTTTCAACCCCTTGTGCCGGGTCTTCAGCCCGGTGATCCGTTGTCTAGCCCTTCTTATAAAGATCCTGAAGGTGCGCCTAGTGGCTTTGTTCCGGGAGATCGTTTACAAGCCCCAATATGGAAAGACGTAGCATAGGAGATATAAATGCCAAGTAGTTTTACAACCAATTTTGCGATAGAAAAACCTGCTACGGGTGAACAAAGTGGATCTTGGGGTACTACCACAAACCATAACTTTGATATATTTGATCGGTTAGCTGGATACAAAAGCGTTACCGTATCTGGTACGACACATACTTTGACAGTGCGTCCAAGCTCTCCCTCTTCTGGATCGAGCAATGCGTCAGATGGTATGTATCGTGTAATTGAGTTCAAAGACTCAGGTTCTGATTTGGGCGCAGATGTAACCGTTACGGTAGCTCCAGATTCAACACAAGCTTTTTTTATCTTTAAAAACTCACTAACTGCCGATAGAAATGTAATAGTAACTCAAGGTAGTGGAAGTAATGTTACAGTCCCCGGAACAGGAAAAGTAAGTATTGTATACGGTGACGGTGGCGGAGCAGCAGCAAATGTGATAAGCTTGAGTGATACTCTGGCGATGTCGAACCCTGAAATTACAGGCGGTGTAGCGACAGGGCTTACAGACCTGAGCATGGCAGATGCTACTGCACAAGGCAAAGCTCAGGCTGGTTTAAATGTAGACGCGGCGGGTACTGCTGTCGCTTTATCAATTGCGTTAGGATAGTTAGATGGCAACAAATACCTTCAAACGAAAGTTCTCAACAGGCATAGGCACCACGGCTACGGCGGTTGGTGGTTATTCCGTTTTGCTCGATGTGCAAACCACAGCGATTGGTTTGGCTTTGGCAAATGTTACAGCTTCTCAAATCACTGTAAGTGTTACTTTAAACACTCAAGCTGGTGATACAATACACATTGTTAAAGATGCCCCTATTCCAAGCGGTGCTGCCTTAATTCCGATTGGTGGGGATCAAAAAGTAGTAATGGAACACAATGATCAAATTAAAGTTGTGTCTGACACAGCATCCTCAGTCGATGCGATCTTGAGTATTCTTGAGATAGACACATCAACGTAGGAGTCAATAGATGCCATATTTAGGTAATGAACCTGCTACAGTATTTACAAGCACCACTAAAGATACTTTTAGTGGTGACGGCTCTACTACAGATTTCACATTATCAAAAGCAGGAAACAATAACGCTCTTCGTGTTGTTGTAGAAAACGTTGTTCAAGATCCCGGAGTCGCTTACTCTTGTAATGGAACTTTAATGTCTTTTACATCGGCTCCGCCAACAGGAACAGATAATATTTATGTTGTTCATTTAGGTCCACCCGCAGCGAGTATTAGTCCTCCAGCAGGTAGTTTTGGTGGTTTATATAAAGGTGAGCGTGGTCAAATTGGTTCAACCGCAGCGGCTGGAGATATTTTTAGAATTAATGAGCAGACCTTGAACAGTGACGTTACAATAGGTGCAACAGAGAATGCCTCTTGTACCGGACCTCTTGCGGTAGCGACAGGAAAAACGATTACCATTACAACAGGGGGGAACTTGTCCATTGTCTGAGATACGAGTTACAACGATAAGCGATACGGCTGGCACTGGCCCTGTTACGCTGACAAGTCAGAATGCTTCTAAAGCTTGGGTTAATTTTAATGGCACTGGTACTATAGCAGTAAGAACAAGTCAAAACGTTTCTTCTCTGACAGATAACGGTACTGGAGACTATACCGTAAATTTTAGTACTTCTTTTTCTGGTGAACCTGCTGGAGTATTAACAGGAGGCAGAAATACTCACTATTATACTGGAAGTGGCAATACCTCTAGTCTTAGATTTTATTCAATAACTGTTGGTACAAGTACAAATGCAGATACTTCAATATTAGTTTTATCAGCAAACGGAGATCTAGCATGAGTACGATAACGGTCACAAACATCAAAGCCACAGGTGAGACAGCTAGTCGTGCAGTGTCAGGAGTTGCTGCTGCTTGGGTTCATTACAACCACGGTACAACCACAATAAATCAAAGTAATAATACTTCTAGTGTTACAGATGTAGCAAACGGTGAAGCAAAATACACTTATTCATCAGCTTTAGACGCTGCAAATTACTGCCTTCAAGCCAGTGGCAAAACAGACGATAATAACACAGATAGCACTGGCAACAGAGTATGGGTAAGACCTTTTGGTAGCACCGCAACTACTGGTTCTAGTTTTGTTACAGATAGTGGTGGCACAGAAAGAGACTGTAGTATTTTATGTCTTACAACATTCGGAGACCTAGCATGAGTACACTAGAAGTATCCAACCTCAACGATGGCACAACAACTGTAGCAACTACGTTTGTAACCAATGGGTCTGCTAAGGTTTGGGCTAACATCAATGGCACAGGAACTATTGCTGCACGAGATAGCAATAATGTCTCTAGTTTAACAGATAATGGTACAGGTGATTATCAAATCAACATTTCTTCTGCTATGAATAATTCCAATTATTATGTTGGCGAAAGCGGTGCTAACAACACTACCCAAGAAATTAGACACAATAACGGCCTGACGAGAGCAACGACTGCTGTTCAGATAGATTGTCGTGCGAATAATAGTAATACTTATGCAGATCCTGGATATGCAGGTGTATCACTTCAAGGAGACCTAGCATGACCCACGGACATCTATGGGATAGGTTAGCAGAAGCTAAGACTAGGCTAGACCCAGTACAGTCTAAATACAGAGTGTTGTTCGAAGACCCTAACGAACCAGACGAACCTGCTAAAGTTCTATGCCCAGATCCTAACTGGATGGCTTGTGCATTGGAAGGTGGGATACTGCCACCTATAGAAACCTATCAGCGTGACCGTTTAGTTCCTGATGGAGAGCCTAAAGAACACCCATACGCTGAACCTGTCGGTGCTATGACAGAGGAAGAAGCAATAGAATATTTAATTCAGAAGGATATAGATCCGTCAGTATGGCGAGACTATAAAGGAAACAGAACAATCCTTAAGATTGTGCCTGTTGAAATGATCCCAAGGGATCGTTCATTTAGAAATGCATGGAGAATTGCACAATGACAACATACATCAATATTAATGGAGATGTGAAAGATGCATCTTCTCTAACAGTGCCCACAGACAGAACGTTTCGAGGTGCATGGAAGTTCAACGGTGATGTCGTTGAAGTCGATATGACTAAGGCCGTAGAAATTCATAAGGATAATCTCAGGGCAGAACGTGCGCCAAGACTTGAGGCTTTAGATGTTGACTACATGAAAGCGTTGGAAGCTGGTAGCGGTGCAGATGCGATTGCTGCGAAAAAGAAAACACTGAGAGACGTTACAGCAGACTCAAAAATTGCTGCTGCTAAAACTCCTGATGAACTTAAAGCACTGGATTTGGCAACTCTATTAGGAGAGTAATATGTCTAAAGCTGACAATTTAGCTAAATTTCAGACTACGATTACTGATGGCACAACTTCAGTAGCTACCAGTTTTATAACTAATGGGTCTGCAAAGGCTTGGATTGATTTTAATGGATCAGGAACACCCGCAGCGAGGGATAGTTTTAATCACAGCAGTCTTACCGATGGAGGCACAGGAGACTATACTTGTGTATACACTTCTTCTTTTGGTAATGCTAACTATGTTTTACTTTGTAGTGGAGGGTCTGAATTAAATCATTCTAGGGGGCCAACTTTTCAAATACAGCTTGCTCTAGCTGGTTCTTTAGATGCTACTTCAAAAACTGTTAGTCAAACACAAGTATATGGTGGTCTTGGATCTTCAGCAGGTTCTAATGGTGCTTATTATGACTTAACTCATAATTTTGCAGCATGTTTAGGAGACTTAGCCTAGGTGATTATATGTATGATATTATTAAAATAAAAAGGAGGCTAAGTAATGCCCTACATAGGTAACAGTCCGGGGACTGGGGTTAGAAACCGTTTTATCTATACTGCAACTGCCTCTCAAACTACGTTCACAGGGGCAGACGATAACGGTAAGACGCTGAAGTACGCAGACTCAGATCTTGTAGATGTGTTTTTAAATGGCGTGTGTCTTGTTCCTGTAACAGACTACACCTCTACTTCAAAAACTTCTGTAGTATTAGCTCAAGCTGCTTCTTTGAACGACACCTTAGAAATTATATCATATGATATAGCGTCAATCGCGGATAACGTTTCGAAGGCCAATGGTGGTACTTTTAACGGACTTGTAACTTTTTCATCTGCGGTTGCAAAAGTTGAAACAAACGCAACTGCAACAGGTTCGCTTACTTTAGATTTTAGTCTGAATCAAAATTTCATTCTTACTTTAACTGGCAATGTAACTTTAGCAAATCCATCAACAGAAACTGTTGGTCAATCTGGTTTTATTGTATTTATTCAAGACGGCACAGGAGGTCGTACGGTAAGCCTGGGTACAGACTACGAAACTGCTGGTGCGGCGGGTATTACGTTATCTACCGCTGCAAGTTCAACAGATTTAGTTCCTTACATAGTTGTAGCTAGTAATCGTATTTTATTAGGCGCACCGCAGTTAGCGTTTGCATAGGGGAAATATATGTCAGGCCCGATTGGTTCACAGCAATGGATGTACAATGCGAGCAGCGGGTTTTATCCCTATGAGCTAAACAACTCCCTGAAGTTTGAGGACGGTGATAATTCTTATTTGAGCAGAACACCAGCTAGTGCTGGTAATCGTAAGACATGGACTTGGAGTGGTTGGTTTAAAAGAGGTAATATTGGAACAGAATATAGTTTGTTTTCTGCACATATTACCAATACTAATCAAACAGATATTTATTTAAATTCTACCGACACTATCGTTTTTTCTGATTATCAATCTTCAAGTAAAATATCTGCACAAACAAGTGCAGTATTTCGTGATACATCGTCTTGGTATCACATTGTTGTTGCTGTTGATACTACACAATCAACAAATTCTGATGGAGTTAAACTTTATATAAACGGTGTTCAGCAAACTTTTACATTTAGTGCTTACACGCAAAATCTAGACACTATGGTAAACAGCACAAACAGTCACAAGATTGGCTCTCGTTATTCATCTTCACCTTACTATCTAGATGGTTACCTTACTGAAGTAAACTTCATTGATGGGTTACAATTAACACCTAGCAGCTTTGGAGAAACCAAAGAAGGTATCTGGATACCAAAAGATCCAACGGGCCTTACCTACGGCACAAACGGTTTTTACCTACCGTTTAAAGAAACAACATCAGCTAATGGTTTTAATACAGTTACTTATTCTGGTAATGGTGCAACTCAAAGTATAGAGGGTGTTGGGTTTAGTCCAGATTTTGTTTGGGTTAAAGATAGAACTACAAATTATGCAAATCAATTATATGATACAGTTAGAGGTGCAACAAAAGTATTATTTTCAAATTTAACTAACGCTGAAAGTACAGACGCTCAAAAACTTCAATCGTTTGATGCAGATGGTTTCACTTATGGTACAAATGTTGGTGGGAATACTAATGGAAACTCTTACGTTGCATGGTGCTGGGATGCTGGAACAGGAAATGCCGCAAGTAACACCGATGGATCAATAACATCTACTGTCAAAGCTAATCAGGATTATGGGTTTAGTATTGTCAGTTATACTGGCTCTGGTGCTAATGCTACAGTAGGACATGGCTTATCAAGTGCGCCAAAACTTATTTTATTTAAGAAACGTGATGTTGCAACATCTTGGATGGTTTATAATCACACTATTGGCAACAATAGATTTTTATATCTAGATAATAGTAACGCTCAAACAGGCACAGATAGCTCTTATTTTAATGACACTGATCCAACATCTACTGTTATAAGTTTAGGCACTTATCATAGAAACAATGATTCTTCTGAGCCTTATATAGCGTACTGTTTTTCAGATGTAACAAACCATCAAAAGATAGGAAGTTATACTGGCAACGGATCTGCATCAGGCCCGACAGTTACGCTAGGATTTAAGCCAGCGTTTTTATTGATTAAAAGAACAGATATCGCAGATAATTGGCACATAGCTGATAATACTAGAAGCACTGACGGAACTTTTAATGATGTAATAAGAGCAAATGTAAACAACGCTGAGAGTGCTGATAATTCAGGTTTTAATATTACATATAATGATACTGGATTTACATTAGCAAATACCAATTCTGAATTAAACTCATCTGGTGGAACCTACATTTACCTAGCCATAGCTGACACAAGGGATGCACTGTTTACTTCAGATGCATCTGGCAATGGCAACAACTGGACGCCTAATGCTTTACAACACAGCGATGTTATGCCAGATACACCGACTGATGGGTTTTCAACATATAATCATCTAGCCACCACAAGTGGTTTTGTTAATCTTAGCGAGGGTAATTTAAAAGCAACTTCTGCGGGTAGTTACTGGTCTCCTATTGGAAACACTATGTATATGTCATCAGGCAAGTGGTACTGGGAAATATATGTGGAAGCTGTTGGAAGTTCACAAATTCACGGTATTGTTCCTGCTGTAAGGGAAAATGGTCGTACCACTTTTACTGCGGATATCTATCCCGGCAGTTATGCTGATGAAATAGGTTACAGGCACCAAGGTTCTATATACAGAGCAAACGGTGGTACGCCTGTTGCAACTTATTCAACATACACAACAGGAGATATTCTAGGGTTTGCCTTAGATATGGATAACGGTACGCTAGATATTTATAAAAACAATTCTGCGGCTGGCGCACAGTTTACAGGGCTGTCTGGTGAATATCGCGCTGCTTCTGCTCCTTATGGCACCAGTTCAAAGTCTATAATCAACTTCGGACAAGACAGTTCTTTTAATGCAAACAAAATCCCTCAAGGCAATGCAGATGATAACGGCAAGGGTGATTTTTTCTACGCACCACCAACAGGGCATCTAGCTCTTTGCAATGCCAACCTACCTGATCCAGCTATTGATCCTAACAAGGGTGAGAACCCAGAAGATTATTTTAATATTGTATTGTACACTGGTAACAACGCTACTGGTAGATCTATAACTGGGGTAGGTTTTCAACCAGATTGGACATGGGTAAAATCAAGAAATACTGGTGGTGAGGCTAACAAAGTAGTGGACGTATTGCGTGGTGCTGGGATTACTCTTTTTCCTCAGAGCACAAGTGCTGAAATAGATTACCAAGGTGTTGGGTTTGATAGTTTTGACAGTGATGGTTTTACTATCAGTCATAGCTCGTCAAATAATCAATGGAATGTTTCTGGTCGTACCTATGTCGCATGGAATTGGAAAGCTGGCGGGGCTGGTGTTAGCAATACCGATGGATCAATTACAAGCACTGTATCTGTAAATGAGGACGCTGGGTTTAGTATTGTTACCTATACAGGAACAGGAGCCACAGCTACTGTTGGTCATGGATTAAGTAAAGCACCAAATGTTACAATTATTAAACCAAGAAACTTTTCAGACAACTGGATTTTTACACACGACATGCAAGATGGTAGTGACGATCAGTTGTATTTAAATTTAACCAACGCAAACTCTAGTCCTTCTGCATCTTTTACTGTTACTCAAAATGCTTCAACTATAGGTCTTACTTCTTGGAACAATGTAAACGATACGAGTGATACTTATGTCATGTATTGTTTTACTGAAAAGGATGGATTTAGTAAATTTGGAAAATATAATGGTAATGGTTCTACAAACGGGGCTTTTGTTTATACGGGTTTTCGTGTCGCATATTTGCTGGTAAAGCAAAACAGTACAGCAAATTGGACAGTATATGATAACACACGAGACCCTAAGAATCCTGTTCAAGGAATAATGTATCCGGGAGTTCAGGGTATAGCAGAGAATACGGGAACCGATAGAATTGATTTTTTAAGTAATGGTTTTAAGTGGCGAGAGAGCAGTAATGATAATTTAAGTGGGTATACTAATTACTACATGGCCTTCGCAGAACAACCTTTTAAATACGCAAACGCACGATAGGAGAGACTAATGCCTTGGAAATATAGTGGACGAGTTATCAAAGTTGGTCGATCTTGGACTGACAATAACAACTTTACACACCCGTACAATTGGACTGACTGGTCAGACGAGTATAAAGCAGAAATGGGTTTGACATGGGAAGATGACCCAGCCCCTTTTGATAACCGTTTCTACCATGATGCCGATACGCCCAAAGCTCTTGATGATGTGACTACAGACGGTGTCACAACACCGGGCCTGAAGTCTGTATGGAAAGATATCATCAAAGATCAGGCAAATGGTTTACTACAGCCTACAGATTGGATGGTGGTCAAAGCGTCTGAGGTAGCTGACTATTCATTACCTAGCCAAATTGCTACAGACAGAGCAGCTATACGCACTGCTTCAAATACTATTGAGGCATCCATAGACGGAGCTAAAGATCATGCTGCATTCATGGCTTTGTTTGACACACCAGTAGATAGTGATGGCAAACCAACAGGCAATGCACCTATAGCGGATTGGCCTTAGATATGTTACAGGTAGTAATAAGTGATTTGGAGATAGGATAATGGCAGTATCAAGAATCAACGAAGCTGGCCTCAACGTTAACCAGTATGGGAACAGGAACGTTATAATAAATGGAGCGATGCAGGTAGCTCAAAGGGGAACCAGTTTTACAGGTCTGGGCGGTTCTACGGGGGCTGTTTATACTTTAGATAGATTTAATACTTTTGATTCCGCCACAGCAGGTAGAGCAACAGTTACGCAAGATACCTCTGCTCCTAATGGTTTTGGAAATAGTTTAAAAATAGCTTGTACTACAGCAGATACTTCTGTCGCAGCAGGTGAAGCGTTTATGCTTACTCAAAGAATAGAGGGACAAAACTTACAACAGTTTGCAAAAGGAACGTCTGCGGCAAAAGAATTTACATTGTCCTTTTATGTAAAAGGTAATGCAAGTGCTACTTATGTTTGTGAATTATTTCATGCAGGGGCTTCAAGACAGATATCAAAAACTTTTTCTGTTACTACAGACTGGACAAGGGTTATTCTTACTTATCCAGCAGACACAACTAGTGCGTTTGCTAATGATAACACTGGAGTTTTGTATTTACAAATTTTTCTTCATGCAGGTTCAAACTTTACAAGCGGTACATTAAACTCTACTTCTTGGGCATCTAATACTAATGCTAACAGAGCAGTAGGTATAGATAGTTTTTTTGACAGCACTAGCAGAACCTTCTTTATTACAGGCGTCCAACTAGAAGTAGGCGACACCGCCACGGACTTTGAGCATCGAAGCTTTGGGGATGAGTTGGCTAGGTGTCAAAGATACTACGAAAAGAGCTTTGATTATGACACTGCCCCCGCTCAAAATACAGGTGGGGCTGTGCGAGGTTGTTTAAGTGTATCGGGCGTTTCGACATCGGCACAAGTCTTGATCGGACATGTTGCTTTTGCAACAGAAAAACGTGCGACACCTACGTTGACTTCATACAATCCTTATGCCTCTGGAACAGGTTGGTCGCAAGCAGGGTCAGGAAATTACACTAGAGGTACATATGGAATTGGAACTAGAGCGATGAGCTTACGAGTTGATTCTGCTCCGGGATCAAGCACCACAAATATTTTAATAAACTGGGCAGTAGATGCGGAGTTATAAAAGATGAACATTACATCAGCACAATACTATCAAGTTAATGGCGTCAATATTACGGTTGAGGCTACAATAGATGGAAAAGAAATGTCTGTTCCTTTAGACCCAGCAAATCGTCACTACGCAGCCATCCTTGAGTGGGCAAAAGAAGACGGCAACGAGATCCAAGCAGCGGAGTAATGTTACATGCCACTAACCAAGCTCCAGTTCAAACCCGGAATAAACCGAGAGGGTACTAACTATTCTAACGAGGGTGGTTGGTTTGATGGAGATAAGATACGTTTTAAGTCTGGTTATGTGGAGCGCATTGGTGGTTGGCAACCAATAGCAACAACTACCTTTGAAGGAAGTTGTCGTAACATGTTAAATTTTGTTACACTTTCTTCTGAAAACCTCCTGTTTATGGGAACGCACGAGAAAGCTTACCTTGAAGACGGCGGAACATATTACGACATAACTCCCCTTAGAACTACCATTACATGCGGAACTGATCCTATTACAACAGGAACAGCAGGATCTGGCATAATTACAGTTACGGCTAACTCTCATGGTTCAAAAGTTGGTAATTATGTTACAATCGCGGGAGCTACGGCTGTAGATGGACTGACAGCGGCTCAACTTAATCAAAACTTTGAAATACTAACTGTTCCTAGTCCAAGCACTTTTACCGTGGATACAGGTGGGGCGGCAACCGCTGGGGCAACCGCTGGTGGCGGAGGCTCTGTCACCGCAGCTATGGAAATAGATGTTGGTCTCAATACTACAATACTTGGTAACGGTTGGGGTGCAGGAACTTGGGGTCGTTTTACCTGGAGTTCTGGCGCAGGATCTCTAGCTGGTCAAAACCTTAGACTCTGGATGTCTGATTCTTGGGGCGAGGATCTAGTTGCTAATATTTTAGACGGCAGTCTTTATTATTGGGACGCAACAAACGGAAAAAACCAAAGAATGGTAGAACTTGCCACCATTTCAGGGGCTTCTAATGTTCCAACTACCGTTCGAAAAGTTTTGGTTTCTGATGTTGACAGGCATGTATTATGTTTTGGTTCAAATCCTTTAGGTAGTTCTACCTTCGATCCGTTGTTGATTCGTTGGTCTAGTCAAGAAAGCGTAACAGACTGGACTCCTACAGCCACTAATACAGCAGGAGACATACGATTATCACAAGGCTCAGAAATTGTTACTGCTGTAAGAACAACTCGTCAGATATTAGTTTTTACAGAAAATAGTTTGCATAGTGTTCAGTTTGTTGGTGCGCCGTTTACTTTTGGAACCGCTTTGATCGGTACAAATATTCGGATTGCAGGGCCAAACACAGCAATCTCAGTCAACGATATTGTTCTTTGGATGGGTCAAGAAAATTTCTATTTGTATGATGGTCGTATACAAACAATTCCATGTTCAGTTAGAGAATATGTTTTTAATGACATTAATAGAAACCAATCATTTAAATTTTTTGCTGGCAGTTTATCGAGCAACTCAGAAGTTTGGTGGTATTATTGTTCAGCAGGTAGCGATGAGGTAGATCGCTATGTCATTTATAATTATTTAGAAAAGGTATGGTATTACGGAACTCTAACCAGAACAGCTTGGATTGACAGGGGTGCGGGAAGTAGGTTGTTTCCGCAAGCTCCTGGTACAGACGGCGTGTTATATAACCATGAGAATGGTTTAGATGACGGTAGTCAAACGCCTCCTATAGCTATAAATGCATTTGTTCAATCTGCTGATTTTGATATTGGTGACGGTCAACAATTTATGTTGGTCAATCGCATTTTACCAGACTTAAACTTTGGAGAGTCTACTGCTACGGCACCAGAAGTCACGTTCACTATGGGCGCGAGAAACTTTAGTGGAGATGTGCGTGGTATAAATGATCCTATTTCTCTTGGAGCAAATCCAATTAAAACAGGAGTTGCAGGGTCAGGAACGATTACAATTTCAGCCCCATTGCATGAAGGAAAAGTTGGAGATTACGTTACGATCTCAGGAGCGGTAGATGTAGACGATATTACTGCGGCTCAAATAAATAAAAGGCATCGTATTACTTCAGTTCCAGAGGTATCGCTTGGCACAGATCCTCTTGCCACCTCTTCTGTAAGCCCTAATATTGCAAGAGTTACAACGAGCACTGCACATAATTTAATTGTAGGAGATTTTATTGAGTTATCTGGTGTTATTGGTTTTAACGGAATAACATCAGGACAATTCAATCAAAGATTACAAGTTACTAGTGTAATAAACACCACGCAGTTTGTGATAACTATTCCAGGAGCAACTTCTACCGCAGCAGGTACAGGCGGTGGTGTTCAAGCAAAATACCGTCTTGGCACCTTTGATGTTAATACCAGTGGTGCTGCAACCACAGGTAACGTAGACGGCGGCGGAAATCTTGTAACAATTACATTTGAAAGAAGCGGTAATATTATTAGAAGTGCAATAATCAAAGGAAATGATAATTACACGGATCAAGTTTATTTGAGATTACGAGGGCGACAAGTTAATTTTAAAGTTGAAAGCGATACGACTGGAGTTAAATGGCGGCTAGGTGCGCCCCGATTAGATGCAAGACCGGATGGAAGAAGATGAGTACAAAAATAGTTAGATCTATTATTCCGATTGCTCCTCAACAATACGAGTCTGCTTATGTGAATCAACTTGCTAGAGCATTAGATAATGTTATTGAAGACCAAAGAAATCCCATAATTAACCTTAGTAATATTCCAAACATTAACATAGCTCACTCTTTACAAATAGGCGATCTTTTTGAAGATAGTGGTTTTCTTAAAATTAAACGCTCAAATGATTTGTTTTTCTTGACAGGTTCTTCTCAAGGAGCAACGTCTGTGGGCACAGTAACAGTGGTGATATCATGACAAACATACTTATTATGCCAGACGGTAGTCAGTGGCGACCTTCAACAAGTTCTGATATAGTAGAATGTGTAAGCTGCGGTAACGAAGTGGACACACCAGAGGAGATTGCTTCTTATCCAAAGGGTAACTGCCCTGATTGCGGTGAGTCATGGACAGGAGGCGAAAAGCGCAGTACAACTATTGTAGTAACAATGCCTGAACAGATTTCTGGAGGATCGAGTTAATGGCTGAAGACAAGATAGGTGACATAACTAGAGAGGAAATGTTAGAGTTACTTAAAAATATGTTAAAAGCTAAAGAAGAAGCAAACACATATTATGGTTTTGAAATGTATAAAAACGATCCTAAGAGAGACCCAAAGAAAGGTTATTTTCTTGGAGGCATACTCAGTGCGTTAGCAGGTAAAGCTTTGTTACCCAAGATCCTCGGCGGTATAGCTGGTGGTCTTGTTTTAAATAAGTTGTTTGGATCTAAAAAAAGTGGCACTAGCAACGAAAGCGTTGAGGAGGCACTTGCAAGGTTTAATGCAGAACCTGAAACTAAAGATCCTTATAAAAATTTATACAAATCTAAATACACAGATCCTGAAACAGGGGTAGCTCCCCAGTTTGATACAGAAGAAGAAAAAGAGGCATATGAACTAGCTTTTGAAAGACGATACGGTGGTCAACCTGTAGTCGCCAGACCATATACATTGACAGCAGCAACTGGTGGTATGATGGAAAGTGGTATTGGGGGCTTGATCCAAGGTCCTGGGAACGTGACCAGTGACTCAATACCTGGTGGTATTATGCAGAACGGTCAGAAGGTAGAAGAGATATTGGTATCTAACGGCGAAGTTATTCTATCAGGAAAA